CGATAGCATCGTTTTCTTTTTCCTCATCAGTGCCTTCCATTCTATCTATAAGTTGTTCAATACACATATCTCTGTCATATACAGCAATTATTGGACACCCATGTTTATATCTAATTCCAATAAAAGATTCATCATATTCATCCATAACAAGCATCTCTGTATTATAATTTGAAATGTGGTTTTTTTCTTCATTGGTGATAAATTTTATAAAAGAAATATCGGGATATTCTTCAAGAATTTTTTGTATCGAAAGTGTGATTGATGATTGATTGATGATTGAGTCCAATTCAAGTCCTAATTTTTCTCTTACTATATCATTAAAATTATATGCGGCATCTTCTTCATAACAAACAGCGCAAATACCTATCAGGTATTCATCATAGCCTTCTTCCATGAACACAACATCTTCATTATATTCCAATATGTAATCTCTCATAACGTTTATTATTATTGTATTAATACAATAATAATAAATAAAATCCATAGTATCAAGCTATTTATACAATTTATTTGACTATTTATAAGAAAAAATAAAATGGAAAGGAAAAATCGCATACCAAATACAAGATTGTCATTATTTTATGATGAAATAGATTTTGATATGGATGTCGAGATGGCGAGAGATGTTGTTGAAAAGGATATGAATTTTGCCATTGTTTTATATAGGGTAGATAGAATACACAGTAATAGTGATGATGTTTACGGAGAAAGTGACGCAAGGGAAATCAGGTTTTTACCGCCAGTTGAATTGATTGTTAGGTTAACCATAGAAAAAGGTGAAAATAAAACATATAGTGATAACGGTAATCTTAGATATCAAGAATACGGAAATCTCAAATTCACAGTTATGACAGCACAACTTGAAGAAAGGGGGGTTGATATTTCTTTTGGGGATTTTGTGGGTTATTCAGATAAAGAATCAAATTTAAAATATTTTGAAGTATTTGATGATGGAAAAATAAATGCAGATAACAAACATACGCTTTATGGTTATAAACCATATTTTAGATCCGTAGGGTGTGTTGTTGTTGATCCTGATAAATTTAACGGAGTATAACATGGCAACCCCATCGACATATAAAAAAAAGGTTAATATTGGTAGAACAAGGGAAAATGTTGACTATCCTTATTCTATGGAAAGTGGTGCAGCTGAAAATATGAAAGATATGATAACCGATAAGGATACATATCTTCCAAAAGGTGTAATGCACATTGACCTTGATAGAGGATTTAAGGAATTTGTGAGTAATAAGATGATGTTAACTTTAAAAGGTGAAAAAGTACCAGTTTTTATGATGGGTATTCAAAAATGGAACGAGTTCTCAAAAACATGGAATTTTGCTGATGAATACAAGAACGTTAAAATGCCGTTTATAAACATTGTAAGACATCCAGATACTAAACCAGGTACAAACCCTTCCTTAATATACAACATCGCACAGGGACGTTCCTACGTGTATGCAGAGGTACCTACATGGGATGGGATAAGAAAAGGTGTGGATGTTTATAAAATACCACAACCAGTACCTATTGATGTTACTTATGATGTGAGAATATTTGCATACAGACAACAAGATTTGAATAAATTTAATACAAATGTTTTAAAAACCTTTCAGAGCCGACAGGCTTATGCTGTTGTAAACGGACATTATATTCCAATTGTTCATGAAGATACCTCAGATGAAAGTAAGCTTAGTGATCTTGAGTCAAAGAGATTTTATGTACAGTTATACACTTTCAACTTACAAGGATTTATTTTAGATCCTGACGATTTTGAGGTGACACCTGCAATCAACAGAGTATTAACTATTATTGAAAAACAGCCAGAGTAAATTATTTTAAAAGTAAAAGCTTCTTTCTTGTTTTTTGATAAAATCAAAGATATTTATTTGTAACAATAATTGCTAATAAAAGAAACTAAAAAATAAAGTAATATGGCTAAAAAAATTTATGACTCACCAAATGTTTACATGACTGAAAAAGATTTAACTTTTGCAGTTGAAACTTTAGGTATAACCACTCTCGGAGCTGTGGGTGAAACAAAAAAAGGACCTGCCTTTCAACCAATTGCTATCGCAAATTATGATGAATTTAAGATAGTTTTCGGTGGAACAAGTCCTGAAAAATTCAAGAATACACAGATCGTTAAATATGAATTACCTTATATAGCTAAATCATATTTATCACAATCTAATCAACTTCTTGTTACCCGTATCTTAGGGCTTTCAGGTTACAATGCTGGCACAGCATACGCTATCAGAACTATGGGCGCCTGTGATGGTGATACTTTAACGGGTATAACTTCAGGAACGACCATTGTAAAATTTACTGTTGACACATCAGAAAATATATTTTATGTATCTGGTACAACTGATTTACTTATTGATGAGATAGCAAGTATCACAAGCGTTGATGTTACAAAATTTGATACAACATATGGTCAATTCTTTTCAGCAAATACTTCGACTTATAGTACCAAGAATTGGTATTTAAACAATGTTCTTTATTGGGGTATTTTTAGCAATACTGGTTTAGGTGATGTTGATACGCAAAGAAATACAAAAAGTCTTTCACCTGGTGCACCAGCTGATCCAAGTAATATTGATTCGTATGAATTACCAGTAGGAGTACCTTCAAGTGATAGAACAAGTAATATATTACTTAATGAATTTAACTTTAATGAAACAACTGATAAATTTACAGGATATGCATGGGCATTATATGCTTACGATATTACTGGTACAACAGGAACAACTATTAGCGGTAAAATTGCAATTACTAATATTACACAAACTTGCACACCTAAAGCAGAATACCATAAAAAATTAGTTGCAACTTTAAGAAGTAGGGGTAGTTATATTACTGATAATTTAAATTATAACGTAGCATATAGTTCAGTTGCATTAACAAATATGAATGCGGCTGAAGCAAATCCGTTAGCATCATTTGATATTACTGGAACAACTTCTGGTGGTACTGATTTTTCATATACAGTTTCTTTGGATAAAACAAAGAAAAATTATATTAAAAATGTTCTTGGTTCAGCAACATTTGATAAAAATGCAAATTTATTTGTTGAGGAAGTTTATAATTCAACTATAAATAGAGGATGGCATCTTGGATACATTAAAGGTTTAATGGCTGAAATTCTTCCTGTTACTAATTGGGCACATTATAAATTTCAATTCCAATCACCAGTTACACCTTTCTTCGTATCTGAATTAAGAGGTGGTGTTCCACAAAGATTATTCAGATTTGTTTCAATTTCTGATGGCAATAACGCAAATATAGAAATTAAAGCATCTGTTGCAAATGTTGATTTGGATAAGGCAACATTTGATCTTTATATTAGAGCTTATAATGATTCTGATAAATCAGTTGTTCTTCTTGAAAGATATTTAACTCTTTCAATGGACGAAACAAATAAAAATTATATCGGACGTAAAATAGGTACTATTAATAATAAATATCCATTGAAGAGTGCTTATTTCATCGTTGAGATGGCAGAAAATGCACCAGCTGATGCTATACCTGCAGGTTTTGAAGGATATGAATTTAGAACTTCGGGTGTTACTGGTATCACAGATCCTTCTTATTGTGGTGTTCCAGAAATAGGATACAAAGTAAAATATTATAAACCAGGCGATTTGATGGTAGATCCACCAGATGGATTACCAATTTATTCAAATGGTGATAAAGTAAGAAAAGCATACTTAGGTTTTTCAGATCTTGAATACGGATACGATTCAGATTTATTATATTTCCACGGTAAACAATCTCTTGATGATTCATATACATACAATGACGGTGCTGATTGGGCAACCAAAACAAAAGGTTTTCATATGGACTACTATTCAAAAGATATCGTTGATGCTTTTGGTGAAAGAGTTTTTGAATATGGTGTAAGTGGTTTTACTGATGCTGCAGCAATTGCTGCAGATCCTGATCATCCTTATTATGATATTAAAACAAGAAAATTTACAGCCTTATTTTATGGCGGTTTTGATGGATGGGATGCATATAGGGATATAAGAACAAATGTTGATGATTATAAAATTGGTAGAACAAGTTTTGTTAGAAGTGGTTTTAGTACATTCGCTTCACAAGAATATGGTGAAACATTTGGTACTTCTGATTATTATGCATTCTTGTATGGTATCAAAACATTCCAGAACCCAGAACAAACTGTTATTAATGTTCTTGTAACCCCAGGTATCGACTTAGTTAATAATACTGAATTAGTTAGAGATGCAATTGAAATCGTTGAAGACAAGAGAATGGATTGTATTTATATTCCAACATTACCCGATATAAAATTATTTAATAACAGTGACGCTTCGTCAACTGAAAATTGGTATTTTCCAAATGATATTGTTAATGAATTAGCAAATACTGAAATTGATTCAAATTATACAGCAGTTTATTATCCTTGGGTACAGATTTCAGATACAGAAAATAATGCAAATCTTTTTATTCCACCAACTGGTGAAGTTGTAAAGAATATCGCTTATACAGATAATGTAGCACAACCATGGTATGCAACTGCAGGTTATAATAGAGGTATTATGAATTGTATCAGAGCTCGTATTGTACTTGATCAGGATGCAAGAGATTCTTTATATCCAGGTAGAGTTAACCCAATTGCAACATTCTCAGATGTAGGAAATTTAATTTGGGGTAACAGAAACTTACAAATAGCAGATTCTGCAATGAATAGGTTAAATATTCGTAGATTATTGAATCAAGCTAAAAAACTTATTATGTCTGTTTCAAAAAGATTATTATTTGATCCAAATGATACTACACTAAGAAATCAATTCTTGAGTCAAGTAAATCCTATATTGGATAATATCAGAAAAGAAAGAGGTTTAACAGATTTTAGAGTTAAATTAGATACACAAACAGAAGACGATGATAGAAACACAATGAGAGGTAAAATCTTCTTGAAACCTGTTGATGCACTAGAATTTATTGAATTAGAATTTAATGTAACACCTACTTCTGTATCGTTTGACACGTTATAATCAATAAATAAACGAATATTTAATAAGAAAAACTTGGTAAATTATCAGGTTTTTCTTATTTTTGTATATATTTATTTATGGTTAAAGAGTATCTACATGTCAATAATTAATCTTACTTGCAAAACTTGTAAAAAAGAATTTACAGTTGAATTTAAACAAAGGAATAAAATATATTGTTCCAGAAAATGT